GGAGCGGCAGGAGCGGCTGGGGCTGGCTGCTCAGGGGTTTTAACAGCCACAAGTTCGGTCTCAACAACAGGAGTAAAGACCATCGTTGCTTTACCATCCTCGCCGAATTGGAGTTCCATTTTGATGTTGGCGAAGTTGAATTGCATTGCGTTTAGGCTTGGTAGCATGATTAGATTCCTTTTCAATTAAAGAGTTACGTTGTATTTAGCAGCTTCGGCGCGTACCATTTCGGGGGTTACGCTTGGGTGGTTTGCCCAATCACGGAGATGGGCGAGGGTGGTTTGGAATGCTGGGTTGGTAAGCATGGATGCTTTGTAGTCCGTAGCGATAGCGTTAGGGGCTTGATATGTCGCAGCGGCAGGGGTGTTACCATCATCCAGTTTGCGTTCGGGGAAATCCACTTCCAACGCTTTGACAGTATCGGCTTCGGACTTCATTGCCATGATGCGTGTGAACTGGTCTTGCGTAGCGTAACCAATCGCGCGGAAGCGCACACCGATATTAGCGCCCTCGGAGAAGCAAACCTCAGTAACCACGCCCTCCCAAATTGCGCCGCCTTGTTTCAAACGTTTGGCATATTCAGAAAGTGTGAAATAACCCTCTGCTTCGCGGGCCGATTTACCAAACAAGGCTGTGCCTGATAAGTCCATACTGAATACGCGCATCGCTGGGTCGTCCGCGAATACCACCGCCAGTTTCTTACGGCTGCCGCAGGCTTTGCCTTTACCTGTTGAGGAAGTACCTGTTACGTTCTTAGGGCAGCTCGCGCAGTCGTGCGACTGAGGAGCGAATGATTTAGGGCTTGGGTGCACACCATCGGCAGACCAACAGTCAGGTGGTAGGCTCTCGCCCTCTTTATATTGAGTGGCATAGTATGTACGGTATGTGGTGTTATCGTGTGGTGCGATACCAACGATGATGATGCGTGCGTTGTTCACATATTGGGGGAACACTACTGTTCCGTTGGCATCCTGCACCGCGCCCATTGGTTTACCATCCTCAGCGAGGAAATTAATCTGTCCACCTTTAAGCTGTACCCGACGGCCACCTGAGAAGCCATCGCCGAATGTACCCATTGATGATTGGGCAGCCGCTTGTTGCATGAACGCTGGCATCGCGCCGAGCGTGGCGAGAGGGGCAACACCCCCTTGCACGATAGGGATAACTTGATTTGTCATCGCTGTGTTCCTTATTTAGTGGTTGGTTTCTTTACTGAGATTACTGCCTGCGCGTGGCTGGCAACACCCGCGGGGAGTTGCCCATTGTGTTCTCGGGCATAATCCTCCACAAATTCTTTGGTCGGTTTGAGTGTGGTCGCTTCATAGTTACCACTCTCTACGATATACCGTCCGAAAGCTGCTCTGTCCTCGGCGGTGTATGACACCCGCGTTGATTGGACAATCGTTCCGCCTGTGGTTCGGAAGCTGGTAGCGCCTGATGCGTTGAGCCGCTTCTGCATCTCTACTTCCAATGCGTCTTGCAACTCCTCAACCTCGGCGATACTCGCTTCGTACTCTTTCTTGCGGTCGCTCAACCAGTTGCGGTTGTTGATATACCACTCTGCTAGTTGTGCTTCGTTGTATGGGGTTAGGTCTTGGGTACTCATGTTGGTCTCCTACGTTATTTACTGAGTATCATACGCTGATTACTCTCGTTTGTCAATAGGGTTGAGCAAATAATCTTTCAGCTCCTCCCACTTCCTGTGTGGCATATCTGTCCGCGTGGGGCAGTCAAGGTCTGCCAACCATGCTTGTATGGTACGCCGTGATACCTTGGCGGCATCCGCCGCCTGCTGTTGTGTTAAGCCCGCCGCTTCAATAAGACGGCGTAGATTGTCAGGGGTGTAGCCCACGTCGGGGAAGTCAATCTTGTACATAGGTCATCCTTGTTGTTTACCAAGAACGCCGTAGTAAAGTTTAAGCAGCGCTTCTTGGTTCTGTTGGTTGTTGGCTAGGTTCTCATACATCTCTCGCTCATACTTGTCGCCGTGGAGATGTACGATGTTCATGTGCTGCGTCTGCCCTGGTCTGTCCATGCGCTCGCAGGCTTGGAGGTAGGTCTCTGTTCTGCTGGGGGGTGCATACCACACCGTGAGACTGGCGGCTGTTGCCGTGATGCCATGCGAGAACGCTTCGGGGATGGCTAAGATAACTTGCGGGGTCGGGGTCTTTTGGAAGCTGTCCAAGATGCGCTTGCGCTCATGGACGTTCGTGTCGCCCGAGATGACCGCAACATCAAATTCTTTTTTGAGCGCATCCTCCAACACCTGCATGACGTGCTTGAACGGTACGAACACCAGCGCTTTACTGTGGGGCTTGCCCTCTGCCACGCTATCATCTCCCGAAGCCTTAGCCTGTTTGATGAGTGAGATGGTCTCAGCTATGCGCTCTTTGTTATCCAGTATCATCGCCGCACCATCCTCAGCGTAGATAGCACCTGAATATATCTGCCGCATCTTACCCCACAACACCGCAGCATTGGCAGCCACCGCCTGATGCCCTGTGTCAAAGTTAGCTACCATATCCTTACGCATCGCTTCCAACGATTGCTGCTGGGGCTTGCTCAACCCAACGTCAATGTAGCGGCGGGTTATTGGTGGCAGGTCTAAACAGTCTGCCTTGCGGATATAGATAGCAGGCTGCAACATATTGTTCACAGTCTCCTGCCAGTTACGCTTGTCTTTCCAAATGAACGTAGCGACCTTGTACTGCACCATGTCTCGGTACATGGTCTTGGTCTTGGGTAGGC